GGAGGCCATCGAACAAGCCATCCGGGACGGGAAGAAGCGGAACGAGATCGCCCGCGAGTTCGACGTGTCCGGCGCGACCGTCACCAACATCGGGAAGAAGCTCGAAGCCACCGAAGGGCTTCGAGCCTTTGACCGGTCGGCGACAAAACACGCGACTGAGGCTCGTGTGGCGGATCAGGCGGCGGAGCGGGCGCGGTTGCGGGGGCTGCTGCTCGAGGACGCTCACCGGCTGCGGGCGCAGTTGTGGGAGCCGTGCACGTTGTTCAACTTCGGCGGCAAGGACAACACCCTGAACTCGGTGGATCTGGCTGAGCCGACGTTCGAGCAGAAGGCGAAGATCATGACGTCGGTGGGGATCGCTGTGGACAAGATCGTGCGTCTGGATCAGGCGGGCGAGTCGACTGAGCAGGCGGCGACGCTGCTTGGGGCCCTGGTCGGGGAGATCCGGGCGCGTCGTACCCCGGAGGCGACGTCGTGAGCTGGTTGACGTTCGTCGAGGTCCACGACACCGGCAAGACGAAGGTGTGGGACGTCCGGAACGCCGAGAACGGGTCGCTGCTCGGCCAGGTCCGCTGGCACGGGGCGTGGCGGCAGTACGTCTACTCGACCGCGGCCGACGTCGTGTGGAACCCGGCGTGCCTCGACGAACTCGCTGCGTTCATCCGCGACCAGATGGCCGCGAGGCGTTCCCGTGCCGCTGTCTGACAAGCAGGCCGACTCCCTCATCGAAGCCCTCGACGGTGACGACGCGATCCTGGTGTGGGAGGGCGCGGTCCGATCCGGAAAGACCATGAGCTCGATCCTCGCCTGGTGCGAGTACGTAAGGACGAAAGCCCCCCCGGGTCCGTTGCTGATGGTCGGCAAGACGAAAGACACGCTGCAGCGGAACGTGCTCGACGAGATCGACGCCTACTTCGGCGACGCGTCACCGTTGCAGCACACGGCCGGCGCGAACGTCGGCACCCTGTTCGGTCGCAAGGTCCACATGGTCGGCGCGAACGACGCCAAGGCAGAGTCCCGCATCCGTGGCCTCACGTTGGCCGGCGCCTACGTCGACGAGGGGACACTGCTGCCCAACGAGTCGTTCTGGTCCATGCTCCTCACCCGCCACGCCACCACGTTCTCCCGTGGGGCGAAGATCTTCGTCACCACCAACCCCGACTCCCCGGTGCACTGGTTCAAGAAGAAGGTCATCGACCGGGCGACGGAGATCCGGGCGCGGGTGTGGTCGTTCGTCCTGGACGACAACCCGATCCTTGACGAGGACGCGAAGGAGCAGCTGAAACGCAGCCTGTTCGGGTTGTTCTTCAAGCGGTTCATCCTCGGCCTGTGGGTGGCGGCTGAGGGCGCCATCTACGACATGCTCGACCTCGACGACGGCGGGAAACACCGCGTCACCTGGGACCAGGTGCCGATGCTCACCCGGTTCTGGCTCGGGGTCGACTACGGCGACCTGAACCCGTTCCACGCCGTCCTGTTGGCGTTGGGTGTGGATCAGCGGCTGTATGTGGTCGGGGAATGGCGGTACGACGGCCGCGCTAGGCAGAAGCAGATGGAACAGACCGAATACGAGGCCGCGCTCCGGGAGTGGCTGACGGGGCACGCCGGCATCCCCATCGAGGACATCCAGGTCGCCGGGGACACGTGGCCCGAACGCACCGCCGTCGACCCCTCTGCGGCCGGGTTCCGCAACGTGCTCGCCAACCGTGGCTGGACCGGCCTCACCGGCTCGGACGAGAAGATCAACGCCGTCCGGGACGGGATCCGCAACGTCGCCTCCCTGCTGGGTCGCGGCCGGTTGCGGTTCGTGAAGGACGCAGCCCCCGAGCTCGAACGGGAACTGCTGGGCTACGTGTGGGACGAGAAAGCGTCAGCGAAGGGTGAGGACACGCCGGTGAAGGTGGACGACCACGGCGCGGACGCCCTCCGCTACGTGGTGGCGGCGTGTCGTCTGGTGTGGCGGCCGTGGTTGGGTGAGGTGGGCTGACACCGGGGGCGTGACCGTGCACACATGACTCAGCCCACCCCGTCTCTCGGTCGCATCGTCCTGATCGGCGTCGACCCCCTGTTCAACAACGGCGCCGACGTCGCCCCCGCGATCATCACGCGCGTCTGGAACGACGCCTGCGTCAACGTCCGCGTGCTCGTGGACGGCCACAGCGCCCCGGACTGGCGGACCTCGGTGTACCTGCTCGCGGACCGGGCGGCGTACGACGAGCACCACGGCGCGCCGTCGGTCAAGGCCTACTGGCCTCCGCGCGTCTGATGAGCGTCCTGGCGCTGGTGCTCCACGCCGTCATCGAGCTCGCCCGCGACATCTGGACCAGCCGATGATGGCCCTCGAGCAGATCGTCGACACCGAGACGATCCCCCCGATCATGCTCAACCCCGACCTGCTGGCCCCCGGTGAACCCTGGGAGCACACCTGCCGGCTCGTCATCACCGGCCACGACCGCCAGGGGGTGCACCGGACGATGTTCTGCTCGGTGCGGACGCAGGGTGGCCGGGCGGGGTTGGCGGCGCATCAGCGTGTCGTCCACGGGATCGAGCCGTGAAGGTCTGCCGAGACTGCGGCGCCGAGTGGGTGCCGGTCCGCCGTGGCGAGTGCTCCCGTTGCGGCTCCGACGCCAGTCCACGGTCACCGCTGGAGGTGCTGGTGCTCGCCGACCTTCCCCCGCGGGAACGCCGCCACTGTAACCGCGGCCACCTGCTCGACGACCACGATGCACACGTGTGGCCCCAGGACATCGCCGAGCACCCGCTCGACGAGGAAGCGCCACGGGGTGCAGCGACCTCCTACCCGCTCGGCTTCCAGGCACCCGAACCAGCCCCGTTCGAGTACGACGCCCTCGAACGCCCCAACTACTGACACCCGGCACCGGAACCTTGCGCCCATGTACGACGTGATCGTCCTCGCCCCCGGCGGCGGCTGGACCACCGACACCACCGGCCCCCTCACCCGCTGCCGCCAACGCGTCCGCGACCTCGCCCAGTCGAACCGCGGCCGCCGACAGATCACCCGCATCACCCACCGACCCACCGGCCACACCGTCGACAAGGACACCTGATGCCGCTCCCGCTCGACAACGCCGGGTTCTGGCCCCCCCTCGACATCCGCCCCTACATCGACCAGGCCGAAGCCGCTGCCGCCTGGTGGTCCGGTGACCGCGACGACCTCGCCGCCACGTCCCACAGCACCGGCACCGGTGCGTCACGACGGAAGTTCTGGCAGCGCCGGAAGACCGGCGACGCCACCACCACCACCCACCACGTCCACGCACCCCTCGCCGGCGACATCGCTGCTGTGAGTGCGGAGCTGCTGTACGGCGACTTCCCCAACCTCGTCACCGACGACACGGCCGCCCAGGCCCAGCTCGAAGAGACCGTCGAGACGATCGGCCTGCAGAACCTGATGCTCGAAGCCGCTGAGGTCGCCGCCGCCACGGGTGGCGTGTACCTGCGGCAGACGTGGGACACCCGGGTCGCTGACCATCCGCTGATGCAGTCGTTCCCGCAGACGAACGCCGTCCCCGACTTCCGCTACGGCCGCCTGTTCGGCGTCAGCATGTGGGAGGAGGTCGACCGGGTCGGCGGCACCATCTGGCGACACCTCGAACGCCACGAGCCCGGCCGAGTCCTCCACGGCCTCTACGTCGGCTCCGAGGTCAACCTCGGCACCAGCATCCCGCTGACCGAGCTGCCGGCGACGGCCGATTACCAGCCCGAGGTGCTCCTCCCCGGCCGGCTCCGGGACCGGATGCTCGTCCAGTACGTCCCCAACGCCCTCCCCAACCGGAAGCTGAAGTCCCGGCCGTTGGGTCGGGCGGACTGGGTGGGCTGTGAGGACTTCCTCGACGCGCTCGACGAGACGTGGACGTCGCTGATGCGGGACATCCGCATCGGCCAGGCCCGCATCCTGCTCCCTGAGGAGTGGGTCACCAAGGGCGGCCGACCGGGCACCCAGTCCACGTTCGACGTCGACGACGAAGCGTTCATCAAGCTCCACGTCGCCCAGTCGGAGCAGCAGAAGCTGGAGACGTTCCAGCCGGACCTCCGGATCGATCAGCACCTTGCCGGCACCGTCGCGTTGATGGAACGCATCGTCAGTGCGTGCGGGTACTCCCCCCAGACGTTCGGCATGGACATCAAGGGCTCCGCCCACTCCGGCACCGCCCTGCGGATCCGCGAAGGCAAGACGAAGAACACGATGGTGAAGAAGCAGGGCTACCACACCCCCGGCCTGCAGCAGGCCGTCGTCAACCTCCTCGACATCGGCTACGAAGTGTGGGGCACCCCCACCATCGCCGACCCGAAGAAGAACCCGGCGAAGGTCGGGTGGGCGGCGATCTCGATGGACCCGGCGGAGAACGCCACCATGATCCAGACGCTCCGCACAGCGGAAGCCATCAGCATCCGGACGGCGGTGAAGATGGCGCAGCCGGACCTCGACGAGGACGACGTCGACGAGGAGGTCGCGTTGATCCAGTCGGAGACGGCGATGGCGTCCCCGACCGACCCGTTCCACCCGGCCACCCCGGGCATGGAGCCGCCCGTGGCACCGATCGACGAGGCCCCGCCGCACGACCCCGCCACCGCCACCGACCTGACCCCTGACGACCAGCCTGCCGTGCCCTGACGATGACCCCCGAGCAGGCGCTGAACCTCGCCAAGACCGTCGCCGACCTGTACGCCGAAGCCACCGCCCGCATCCTCACCCTCATCGCCGCCACCGCAGCGAAGGGGATGGAGTCGCCTGCGTGGCAGCAGGAACGCCTCGCCGAACTCGTGATCCTCCGCCGCAACACGGCCCGGATCGTCGCCGCGATGCAGCAGCACGGCACCAGCCAGGTGCTGACCGCGCTCGAGGAGGCCTACCGTGGTGGCCGGCTCACCCCAGCCCTCACCCGCCCCGGCATGGTCGCCGTACCCCAACGAGCAGTGGTCACGTTGGCGGCGGACACCACCCGGGTCCTCGACTCCACGGGCCCGCGGGTGCTCCGCTGGGCTGAGGACGTGTACCGGCAGGTGATCGCCGAGGCCGTCGGCCCCACCATCGTCGGCGTCGAAACCAGGCGTGAAGCTGCTGCCCGGGCGATGGACCGGTTCGCTGCCCGGGGCGTCACCGGGTTCACCGACAGCGCGGGCCGGAACTGGGCCCTCGACACCTATGCGGAGATGGCCACCAGGACCGCAGCCGGCACCGCCTACCGGGTGGGGAAGGTCGACCGGTTCCGCGAATCCGGCGTCTCCCTCGTCGTCGTGTCGGACTCCCCGGAGGAGTGCGAGGTGTGCCGCCCCTGGGAAGGCATGGTGCTCTCCCTGGACGGTGGGGAACCGACCGCGGCCGAGTTGGGCGGCGCCGAGTTCGGCGGCACCGTCGCTGACGCTGAAGCGGCCGGGATCGGGCACCCGAACTGCACCCACACCTACGAAGCGTTCACCCCCGGGTTGACGGACACCCCGACGCCGGAGGCGAACCCGGACGGCTACCAGGCGCGGCAACGGCAGCGGGAGCTCGAACGGCGGGTGCGGGAGTCGAAGCGGCGGGTCGCCGCCCTGAAGCCGCTCGGGAAGACACCGCAGTTGGCGCGGGCGCAGCAGCTGCTCGGCGCCCGCCGTACCGCGCTGCTCGAGCACAACACGGCGTTCGACCGGAAGCAGCACGTGTCCGACCGACGGGTCCAGTTGACCCACCGCTGACCGGTGTGGCGGCTGACACTCCGGCCCGGACCGTGGGCGTCATGCAACGGACTTGGCTGCCCACAGCCCTCACCTGTCCCGCCTGCGGCCACGGATGGCACCCCACCGGCACCTGCCCCGACTACATCGCCGCCGGTGGCGTCGCGACAGCGTGCGCCTGCCGATCCACCGAACGGAGCGGAACCTTGCGTCGAGCCGAACCCCGGGCCTGCTGCAACACCACAGTCGCCGACCACCACCGGAACGACTGCCACCAGGTCACGGCCCGGGTGCCACGATGAGCCTCGACATCCTCGCAGCACTCGAAGCCACCCCCGCGCGGGGCGCAGGACGCTGCGGGATCGCCACCTTCCTCAACGGCATCCCGGCGGAGACGCCCGGCCGGGACGAACTCGTCCGCCTCGTCGAAACCCCCCACGACCGCGGCGGCCGCGCCGACACCAGGTCCGGGCAGTCCATGGCCGTCGTACTCACCCAGCTCGGCTACGAGACGACCCAGAACCCGATCCTGGACCACCGGAACAAGGCCTGTCGGTGCTACCGGTGACCCTCGACATCACCGGTGCGCTCGCAGCCACCCGCCACGTCGGCACCATCGAACACGAGCAGGCCGCCCAGGCTGGCACCATCCAGGTCGGGTCCGACGGCGGCGAGTTCAAGGACGTCACCGTCGACTCGGAGATCCTCGACAACGACTGGTCCCGGATCTTCCGGATCTTCAAGCTCAACCCCGACGAGTTCGAGGTGGTCGACGACACCGTCAAGATCACCACCTGGCAGCAGTCCAAGCGTCTCGAGAACGGCGATCGGGACACCGTCCAACTCTGGTCGTACTCGGGGCGGTTCACGCGCCGTACCAAGGACCGGATCTCGCCGGCCGTGGTGGCCGAGTGGCGGACCGCGCTACGGGTGAAGTCCCGGGCGAAGAAGCCCGACCCGGTCACCGGGGGTGGCACCTACCCGATCTTGATCGCCGACCCGCAGCTGGGGAAGAAGGGCACCGAGGAGGCTGTCGAGAACTACAAGCGGGGCGTCTCTGCCCACATCGCGGCGGCCCGCTCGCTGGCCGATGAGGTGGCTGGCGTGCACGTCGCATGGATGGGCGACGAGACCGAGAACGTCGTCAACTCCTACGGCAACCAGCCGCACACCATCGAGCTCAACCGGTCCGAGCAGCTCGCCCTCGACTACGACCTGCGCGTGTGGGCGCTCCGCGAAGCACTGTCGCTCGGGAAGCCGACATCGGCGTCGTCGGTGATCTCCAACCACGGCGAGTGGACTCGCAACGGCGGCAAGGACCCGGTCACCAGCCAGGGCGACAACGCGTCCACGTTCATCGCCCGTCAGGTCAAGTCCCTGTTCGATGAGCTCGCACCGTTCACCGGGCAGACCGTCGAGTGGCACATCGGCGGGGGCGACCCCGGCGTCACGATCAACCTGTCCGGGGTGGAGTGCTACTTCTCCCACGGCTACATCGAGAAGGGCAAGGGCGGCTCCACCGAGATCCGAACCCGGGCCGCGATCGAACGGCAGATCCTCGGCAAGACTGACCAGCTCGGTGCGACGGCGCTGTGGTTCATGGCGCACTACCACCACTTCTACAGCCAGGAGTTCGAGGGCCGGACCCTGTTCGGGTGCCCAGCGATCGAGGCGGAGCGGTCGTCGGAGTACATGCTGAACCAGTTCGGGGTGTGGTCGCCGCCGGGCGTGCTGGGGATGCTGGTCGGCGAGCACCACTCGCGTGGCTGGTCGAACCTGAACGTGTTCTGACCCGCTGACACCGGCCGCCGCAACCTGCTGCCATGACTCAGCCCACGGAGTACGCCACCTTCGGCGCCCCCATCACGCCCGACACCATCGGCGACCTCATCGCCTTCCACCGCGCCACCTTCGGCGGCTACCGCATGGAGGGCGAGACCACGTCGACCGACACCGGTACGGCGACCACAGACAGCGGTGGCACCAGCACGGGAGCCACAACCACCACGACGAGCGACTCCACGTCGACCGGTGCCACCGCCGAGGAGAAGAAGCTCGACCTCACCCAGGCCGGGCTGGACCGCATCATCGCGGAGCGGCTCGCCAAGGAGCGGAAGATGTTCGAGCAGCAGCTCGCCGAGGTCCAGGCGACCGCGGGGAAGACCGAGCTCGAAGCCGCACAGATCAAGGCCCAGCAGGCCGAGGAGCGCGTCGGGTCCGTCACGAAGGAGTCCGCGCAGCGCGTCGCCGGCGCCGAGGCCAAGCTGGCCGCCCACCTCGCGGGTGCGAAGAAGGACCGTCTCGAAGCCGTCCTGAAGCAGGCCGACCTCACCGACGCGGTTGCTGCTGACGGCACCGTGGACTCGGCGAAGGTGCAGACCGCGATCGACAAGGTGCTCGCCGACTACCCGGAGTGGAAGGGCACCACCATCACGACGCCGGGTGGTGAGCTGAAGCAGGGCGAGACGGGGAAGCGGGTGTGGTCGCGGTCGGAGATCGCGGCCCTGTCGGCGGCGGACCGGAAGGCGCACCTGGCGGACATCAACGCGGCGGCGGCCGAGGGCCGCATCAAGGACTGACGGTGCGCGACGACGTCGCCCGCTTCCACGGGACCACCATCGCCGAGCCCGAGGCCGGTCACCTGACCGTCCTCGAGGCCTCGTGCGACCCGGCCGCGCACCGTACGACGACCGACGGCTTCTGCTGCGGCGTCTGCAAGGCGTCGGTCTGATGTCCGGCGCTCACCGGCGGGTCCTCACCCTCGAGGAGGAGTACCCCGAGGTCGACGTCGAGTCGTTCCACTGCCGCCACTGCGGAGCACCGCGGCGGATGCGCGGCAAGACCAACGTCCCCGGGAAGCGGGTCATGGTGTGCGACACCTGCGACCCCGACGTGACGGTGCCGCTCCCGGGGCGGCACTGCACGGCCTGTGAGACGTACGAGCCGGACCCCACCCGGGCCATCTGCCTGGTGTGTGAGAGGCCACTCCCGACCGGCTGACACCGCACACCTCAACGTAGTCCTCGACCGGGTCAGCCGTCGAAAGCGCCGGTCCCCTATCGCGGGTTCTGGGAACAGGTCGGCCTCCAAATCCGACCACGCGAGGTTCGACTCCTCGACGCGGTGCCAGCTCTACCCGTGGAGCCAAACACGGGGGCCGCAACGCGGCAGGGGATGAACCCCGCCCACCACCCAGGGCGGGCGCCGACGGGCGTCACACGGCAAGCACCACCCCCACCCGTCCGTACGTCCCCCAAGGAACCCCAGCGATGACGCTCAACAACTTCATCCCCCAGGTCTGGTCCGCCAACCTGCTCCAGAACATCGACGAGGCGCACGTCTACGCCCAGGACTCCGTGGTCAACCGCGACTACGAGGGCGAGATCAAGGGCGCCGGCGACACGGTGAAGATCAACTCGATCGGTCGCGTCACCATCAGCGACTACACCAAGAACGTCGACCACGCGGGCCCCGAGACCCTCACCGACAGCCAGAAGACGCTGCTCATCGACCAGCAGAAGATGTTCAACTTCCAGGTCGACGACATCGACAAGGCCCAGCAGACCCCGAAGGTCATGGCCGAGGCGATGCGTGAGTCGGCCTACGGTCTGGCGCGCGTCACCGACCTGTTCCTCGGCGGCTTCCACACCGGAGCCGCCGCCGGCAACCTGATCGCCAACGACACGACCCCCCTGTCGGTCACCACGGCAGCTGCGGCCTACGAGAACCTCGTCGACCTCGGCACCCTCCTCGACCAGCAGAACGCCCCCGCGGAGGGCCGCTCCGTGCGGATCCCGCCGTGGTTCTACGCGCTGCTGCTCAAGGACGACCGGTTCGTCCGCAACGGCGTCTCCACCGACGTCCTGCACAACGCCCAGGTCGGCGAGGCGGCCGGCTTCACCGTCATGAAGTCGAACAACGTCCCCGCCACCACCGGCGCGAAGTACAAGATCCAGGCGTCGGTCCGTCAGGCGATCTCGTTCGCCGAGCAGATCGTCTCCGTCGAGGGCTACCGGCCCGAGAAGCGGTTCGGTGACGCCGTCAAGGGTCTGCACGTGTACGGCGGCAAGCTGATCCGTCCGGAGTTCCTCGCGGTCCTCACCGCGAACCGCACCTGACGGCTGCTGCTCCACCCATGACCCCCGGTGGGTGGTGGTGGCGCGTGGGCAACCACCACCACCCTCCGGGTTCGTCCAACCTCCTCCCGCGCACGTGACGCCCACAGGGAGCACCACCATGAGCAGCAACACCCCCGCCGAGACCGTCTGGTACCGGAACACTGAGCAGGACACCCTCCACGAGGTGGAGAAGGGGTCCCCGCTGGAGAAGCGGCTCCGCAAGGAGCAGCGTGAGGTTCTCGCCCTCGACGAGGACGGCAACCCGACCGGTGAGTCCGACTTCGAGTCGGCCTACGAGAAGGTGTCCGACTCCGAGCTGAAGAAGCTCCAGGCGAAGCCGGAGTCCCTCCCCGGGTACCCGGTCGCGCAGGAGCAGGCCAAGGCCGACGCGAAGGCGAAGGCCGACGCCGAGGCGTCGAAGCAGGCCCTGATCGACCAGGCCATCGCCGGCGGCCAGAACCCCGACCCGGGCAAGTCCTGACCTGCCTGTGTCACGCGGGGCGGCATCCTCTCGGGGGTGCCGCCCCGCACCACTTTCCCGGCACACTAGGAGACGATGATGAGCTGGTTCCAGACCCGCGACGGGCACGTGGTGTACGCCGAAGGTGGCCTCGCGGACGTCTACCGTGCCCGGGGCGCCGTCGAGTCCGACGAGCGTCCCGACGACACCCCCGACGACGACGTCGAGTCGGGTGACTCCGGCTGGGAGCCCGTCCTCGAGGTCGAGCACCGCACCCACGCCGACCTGACCGAGCAGGAGCTGGCCGACGCCCGGCAGGTGACCGACGACGAGAGCCCGTCCGGTGTACGCGACGCGGACTGACCTCGCCACCTGGGTCGGGGAGGACTCCCCCTACTTCGACGCCATCCCCGCCGACCCGACCCGGGTCCTGGACCGGGCGTGGCGGCGGATCCGCGCCAACGTGTGGGGTGCGTTCGACGTCGACGACCAGGGCCTCGCCACCGACCCGGTCATCGTGCAGGCGTTGAACGACGCCCAGTGCGCCCAGGTGGAGCAGTGGCTCGAGGTCGGCGAGGAGCACGACATCGCTGGCCTGCCCGCCGACACCGCCGTCTCCTCGCAGGGCCTGTCCGTGTCGAAGCAGCCGTCGCTGCTGGCGCCGCGGGCCCGCGACATCCTCGAGGAGGCTGGGCTGCTCGCGTCGTCCCCGGCCGGGGTCCGGCTCGTCTGATGCGTGTCCCCGGGCTCCTGCTCCGTACCCCCATCCTGCTCGAACGGCACACGGGGAACCGTGGCGACGGCGACACCTACGCCGCGGCCGTGCAGGTGATGGCGGACGTGAAGACGTCGGTGCGGGTCTCCAACGGCCCCGAGGGGCAGACGATCACAACGTGGGCGACCTGCACTGTCCGCCCCACCGTGACCGTCACGGCTGGTGACCGGGTGACCGTCCACGGGGTCGCCCGCAAGGTCGCCTCGGTGGCACCCATCCAGGGCGCCGGCCGCACCGTCGCCGGACTGCTGCTGACCGCCGGCGACGGCTGATGGCCGAGATCCGCGTCGTCGCCGACCGCCGGCACGCGTTCACCGCCGAGCTCGAGAAGATCCTCGAACGCACCCTCAACGAGATCGGGAACGACTGTCTCGCCGAGTCGAACAAGATCGTGCCGCTCGAGGAGGGCACCCTGCAGGGGTCCGGGTTCGTCGAGGTGCAGAAGACCGCGGCGGGGCACATCGAGGCGCAGGTGGCGTACGGCACCCCGTACGCGGTGAAGCAGCACGAGGACTCGACGTTGAAGCACGACAACGGCCGCGAGGACCACTACCTGGAGAAGACGGTGGCGGCGCGGACGTCGAAGTGGGAGCAGTACATGGCCGACAAGGTCCGCAACGCCACCTGACGCCTGTCACTCGCCCCCGGATCGTGGGGGCGTGCTCACTGCTGCGATCGCCCGCCACCTCACCACCAGCCACCCCGAACTCGGCCTGGTGTACGACGCCGACGGCACCAACCAGTTCCTGCAGGAGCTCCCCAACGCTCCCACCGACGCCGTCGCCTGGCTGTTCTCCGTGTCACCGCCGGCCGACCTGTCCGACACCCGGGTGTCCGGGCTGCAGGCCATCGTCCGGTGGACTGCTGGCACCGGCCGGGCCCGGTCCGGCTACCAGGTGGCCCGCAGCATCCTCGACACCCTCCACGGCCTCCACGGGATCACCCTCGCCCCCGGCACCGAAGACGAGACGGTCCTGGTGTCGCTGCTCGCCGACACTGCGGAGCCGATCAACCTCGGCGACGACACCAACGGCGTACCCCGCTGGTCGCTGCGGTTCCAGGCGCAGACGGTGGCTGTCACCGCGCACACCATCCTCTGATCTGAGCCACACCCCCCGGCACCCTCGACGATAGGACCACGGCATGACCTCGACCCCCGCGAACGTGCTCGCCCGCACGTTCCTGCTCTCCGTCAACACGGGCACGGTCGCGTCGCCGACCTGGACCCCCATCAAGGGCATCACCGGCATCAGCCCGGCCCAGTCGGCGCAGCGCACCGACAACAGCGACTTCGACACCAACGGCTGGGAGTCGCACGACGTCGTCATGCGCGGCCGGTCCCTGTCGGTGGCGATGAACTACAAGGCCGACCCGACCGACGGGTCCGAGGACCCCGGCCAGGCTGCCGTCATCGCCCTCGGTGACGCCACCGGTACCGCTGCGAAGAAGCAGTTCAAGTACGTCGCCCCCGGCACGGGCGGCAAGGGCCACACGTTCACGGCGTCCGCCGACATCGCTTGGCCGGGCGGCGACAAGGTCAACAACGCGGTCTTCACCGCGGACCTGACCGTCGACGGGGCACCCACCCCGCTGCCGTAACCCCGGCGCACCACCAGCTGCTGCGGCCCGCTCTCCCTCCCTCGGAGCGGGCCGCAGCCGTGTCTCCCGGGCTGACACCCGGCCGCTGATCGTTGGGCCCATGAGCGAGCCCACCGCCCCCGAACGTCACGCCGACTACTACGACTTCGACGCCTGGTACGCCGAGAACGTCGCCGCGACCATCCCGTTCCGCCTCCTCGGCAAGGTCTGGGACCTCCCCGGCGACGTCGACGCCGGCTACCTGCTGATGCTGCAGCGGTTCGAGCACTGGGTCGACGCGACCGCGCTCGCCGAGGCCCTCGGCGACCCGCCGCCGCCGCTGCCCGCCGGCGTCACCGACGACGACCTCGCCGCCCTCTCCTACGAGGGCATCTGTCGCCGTCTCGCCGGCGACGCCACCGTCGACGCCTGGTTGGCCGACGGGATCCCCGCGAAGCTGCTGAAGGCTGTGTCGCGGCGCCTGTTCGCCATCCACACCGGCGGGCAGGTCGACCCGGCGGGAAAAGCATCGACCCCGGCGAAGAAGGCGAAGAAGAAGCCGTCGACGCGGACGGGCAGCCCGGGGGCCTGATCGGCTGGCTCCTCACCCACTGGGGACCGATCGAGGCCGACTGGGACGCCGTCTACGGACGCGACCTCGCCGACGACATCCACGGCCGCCGCTGCACGTGGCGGTGGCTACGGAACCGGCTCGAGCGTCTCCTCGCCACCGATGACACCTGGAGCGGCAGGCTGTACGCGACCGACCGATCCCCGATGCCCACTCGGGACACCCAGCCGCGCAGCTTGACCCCGCAAGGGGTTTCGAACCTGCTCGACACCTGGGCCAAGACCGAGGAGAACCCGTCGTGGGGCTGACCGTCTCTGAGCTCGCCTTCGTGTTCGGGGCCGACTCCCGCAAGGTCGACAAGGCCCTCCTCGACGTAGACGCGAAGGCGAAGTCCACCGCGTCGTCCATGTCCCGGTCCATGACCGCGTCGTGGAAGAAGACCGGTGAGCAGGCCTCCTCGATCTTCCGGAACGTCGAGAAGGGCGCCGCGGTCGCTGGTGTCGGCGCCGGCCGCCGGTTCGGGACCGCCCTGCACGAGACGCTCGGTGAGTACGCGAAGACCATCGGCGCCACCATGCTCGGGTTCTTCGCCTACGAGAAGGTGAAGGAATTCTTCACCGGCATGATCGAGGAAGGCCAGAAGGCCGGCGCGACTGCCCGCGTCACGGAACAGGTCATCAAGTCCACCGGTGAAGCCGCCGGGGTCACCGCCGCGCACGTCGAGGAGCTCTCTGCAGCGATCTCGAAGAAGGTCGGCGTCGACGCTGACTCTGTCCACTCCTCAGCGAACATGCTGCTGACGTTCAAGAACGTCCGCGACGAGGTCGGCAAGGGCAACGACATCTTCGACCAGGCCACCCAGGCGGTCGTCGACATGTCGTCGGTGATGGCCGGTTCTGGTGGCTCTGGTGGCGGGGACTCGTTGAAGGGTGCCGCGATCCAGATCGGCAAGGCCCTCAACGACCCCATCCGTGGCCTGACCGCGCTCCAGCGTGTTGGTGTCACGTTCGACGCGGACACGAAGTCGCGGATCAAGTCGCTCGTCGCCGAGGGCAAGACGATGCAGGCGCAGAAGATCATCCTGCGTGAGCTGAAGTCGGAGTTCGGTGGCGCGGCCGCGGCCGCATCGGACCCGATCAAGCAGGCCAAGGCCGACTGGATGAACATGGAGGCCGAGCTCGGGCAGCACATGATGCCCACCCTCGGTGCCGTGGCCGGTGTGGTGACGAACGAAGTGATCCCCGGGTTCGAGGCTGCCGGTTCGGAGATCGGGGACCTGATCCACGACTTCCAGCAGCTGTCCCCGGAGGTGAAGGGGGCGATCGGCGGGTTCGTCGCGATGCGGACCGCTGCCGCCCTCGGGTTGACGGCGAACCTGCGGGCCAGCCTCGCCGGTGTCGGGTCACAGATGGTGTCGCTGCGGCTGCGGTCCATGTTCGCTGCCGACGCGTTCCGCACCTCCGTCGCGGGTGGCGCCGGCCGCGCGACCGCGGCCCTCGCAGGACTCCGCGCCGGTGCCGTCGGAGCCGGCGCAGGCCTGAAGGGCGCCCTCTCCGGGGCCCTCGGCATCGTCGGTGGCCCCTGGGGTGCCGCGTTCATCGGCGCCACGGCCGTCGCCGTGCACTTCTGGCACGCCCACCAGGACGCGAAGAAGTACGTCGACGACCTCACCCGGTCCCTGAACCAGCAGACCGGAGCCATCACCGAGAACACCACGAAGACGCAGCTCGCAGAGCTGCAGAAGAACGGTGCGATCGACCTGGCGAAGAAGTACGGCATCAGCCTCGACCTTGTCCGCCGTACGACCATGGGCGGTACGGCGGCGACCCGCGAGTTCAACCAGGCCCTCGACGTGCAGCTCGCAGCGTTGCAGGGCTCCGGCGTCGGGGTGCACCAGGCCGCCGACGACCTGCAGGGGCTGCGGTCGAAGGTCACCGGTGCAGCGGGTGCGCTGACCGACGCGCAGGGGAACATCGCGTCGGGTGCGAGCGACCTCGCCGAGTTCCAGGGGAAGGCGAACGACGCCCTCAACGCCGGCGCCGACGCGACCGACGGCGCCACCCGCGGGCTCGGCACCTACGCCACCCAGCTGGAGAACGCCCGGACCGCGGTCGACAAGCTGCGGCTCGCCGAGGACAAGCGGCGTACAGCGCACCTGAAGAACCGTCGTGACCGGCTCGCCCTCGTGCAGTCGATGCAGGCCACCTCGGCGGAGGCGTCCAACACCACCGAGGTCGCCGACATCAACTCCCAGATCTCCGATGCCCGGAAGTCCGGCGCCGACGAGCGGGCGAACCTGCGCGACCAGTTGGCACACACCAAGTCCGCGAAGGAACGGGCGAAGATCAGCCGCGAGATCGCCGCGTCGACCGCGGACGAGGCGAAGAAGGTCGCCGACCTCAACGGCCAGCTGAAGCAGTACACGAAGACCCTCGACATCCACACGAAGGCCGGGCAGGCGAACCTCTCCGCGCTCTACGACCTCGCGGACCAGTGGAACAACTCCTCGACCGCCGTACGACGCTCGAAGGGCATGTACGAGCAGGTGCGGGCCGAGTTCATCAAGGACGCGATGACGATGGGCGACACGCGCGCCCAGGCGAAAAAGCTCGCCGACGACATCCTGTCGGTGCCGAAGGGCCACGAGATCGACATCAAGACCCCCGGAATGAAGCAGGCCCTCGAGGACATCAAGAAGTTGCACGACGAGATCCGGGGGAACCGGAAGCTCGCGATCTCCGTGTCCGACCACATGGCCGGCGACCGACGCCTCGAGGGGCACGCCGGTGGCGGCTGGCTCGGCGGCCCGGGTGGCCCCCGCGACGACAAGGCTGGGGTCACCCGCTACAGCCGTGGCGAGTTCATGGTCAACGCTGCGGCGGCCAGCAAGCACGGGCGTCTGCTCGAGGCGGTCAACCGTGGTGAGGACCCGGGCATGTCACAGCGCGGTGGAGGCTACGGGAGTGGAACCGACATCGCTGCAGCCGTCGCTGCGGGCATCCAGGCCGCGGGCCACATCGCGCCGCTCATGCAGGTCGGGACCCTCACGCACACCGACATGCGGGAGACCGAGCGGCACCTGCAGACCCTCGGTGTCCTCGCCGCTGCGGGGGGCTGACCGGTGACACAGGTCAACATCACCCGTGCTTCCCCGTTGCCGACCAGCGACCTGGTCGTGACCGGCGCGAAGGCTGACGGCACCCCGTCCCTGATCCGTGGTGGCCTGCAGCTGCCGCAGCCCGTCGCCGACGTCGCGTATGCGCCGGCGCCGCCGTGGCTGCACGGCGACGTGCCCACGTCGAAGCGGTTCCCGAACGCCATCCTCGCGATGCGGGTCCGCATCGAGGCGGCGACCGAGGACGCCCACCGCGACATCGTCGACGCCTGGCGCAAAGCCCTCTCCGACCAGATGACCTACACGGCCACGGTCGTCGTCGGGGACCGGACCGACGTGTGGAAGTGCTACCCCGGGTCCATCGTGGTCACGAACGGGGACCGGACGTCCTGGCCTGTCGGGCAGCCCGTCGTCGACTGGTACACGATCACCATCCCCGTCCACCCGATCCAGGTGAGCTGACCCATGGCGAAGACTCTGACCGCGGCCATCGCGGCGTTGAAGACGCAGTACGGCGACGCTCACGCTGCGGTGTGGCCGTCCACCTGGCAGACGCGGCTCTACCAGGGCGACCCGCGGGACGGTGGGGTGGAGCTCGACACCACCAACTATCCCGGCTATGCGGCTGGGACGGTGGGGAACACGTCGGCGAACTTCCCTGACCCGGACGGTACGAGCGGGGTGATGACGTCCGCGGTGCTCACGTTCGCGACTCCGACGGGCGACTGGGATGACGTCCCGTCCCACGTCGGACTCTGTGACCCGACCGGTGGGGTGCTGTTGGAGGTGTTCGCTGTGGACTTCGGGGTGTACGCGGACGGCACCCCGGGTGCTGGGGAGGCGGTCACGGGGCAGATCCAGGTGACCTATCCGTGGCAGGTGGCCTGACACGGGTGGCCGCATGCTTTCGACGCACGCCCACCATACGCAGCGCGAGGAGACCGTAGATGCCCGGGAACTTGACGGACTACGAGGAGAACCGACTCCTCGACCTGTCGTGGTTGACGACCGACAAGGCTGCGTTGATGGCGGTGCTGGGCACGGACTCGACGACCGGCACCGAGGTGACCGGGGGCTCGTACGCCCGACAGACCACCAGTTCGCTGGCGTCCGCGTCCGCCGGGTCGAAGTCCACGTCGGCTGCGCTGTCGTTCACCGGGATGCCGGTGACGGACGTGCAGGGCTGGGCCCTGTTCGACTCGGCGGGGACGAACCGGAAGTGGTACGGCCTGTTCGCGGAGACCACCGGCACCGCCCAGGCGACCGGTGACACGGTCACCGCGACCGCGCACGGGCTGTCGAACGGGCAGAAGGTCGTGTTCCTCACCGGCTACGTCCCGGCGGGCCTGTCGGCGTCGACGACGTACTTCGTGGTGGGTGCGACGACGAACACGTTCCAGGTGGCCGCCACCTCTGGCGGCAGCGCCATCGACATCACCGCGGACGCGGCGAAGGTCGTGTTCGGGAAGGTGCAGGCCGTGACCGTGGGGCAGACGTTGCAGATCGCGTCGGGCCAGCTGACGATCTCGATGGACTGACGGGGTCTCCCTGATGGCTCGTCTGCGGTACAACGGCCTCACGGCTGCCCTGGGTGCTTCCCTGACGTCGTCGGCGACGTCGGTGACGTTCGCGGCTGCCCTGACCCACAGCAACGGTGTGGCGGTCCCGACGTTGTCGGGTGGTGACTACATCCCGTTGACGATCCTCGACTCGTCGGGGAACGTGTCGGAGATCGTCTACTTGACGGCGTACACGTCGGGTGGGACGACGGGGACGATCACGCGGGCGTGTGAGACGACGGTGACGGGGGTTGCGCATTCGTCGGGCGACAAGGTGGTACATGGGGCCACGGTTGCGGACATTGCACCAGGGATCGTCTTGCTCAAGAAGATCACGCTGGCATCCGACGCCGCGTCCCTCGCGTTCACCAGCACCGACATTCCCACCACCGGCTACTCCCACCTACGGCTACAGATTCTCGGGCGCACGACGCTGAACGACGTCGACGAGAGCCTGAGCCTCACGATCAACGGCGACACGACGACGGCCAACTACCGACACAAGTACTGGTACGGCTCAACGAACAGCAACGCGACGGGTCCGGATGCGATGTTCCTCGCTGCGGTGAACGCGCCCGCCGCCCGCCCGGGCCTTTCGGATCTTGACTTCTTCGACTTCCTGGGGAGCTGGCAGAAACTCGTCAAGACGAGCTACTACTCGCCCGGCAGTCAGACCGAGGGCCTTGGTGCCATCGAGTGGTTCAACACCGCAGCCATCACCAGCATCTCGCTCGCCCCCGCCACCGGGTCGAACTTCGTGGCTGGGACGAAGGCGTGGCTCTACGGCATCGTGTGACGCACCACGTCGCGAATGCTCGAGCAACGGTCGTTCCGCGTAGCGCCAGGAAAGCCAAGCGATCAGCACCGACAGTCCCACCAAAACGCTTCGGCCCAACAGGTTGAAGTCGACGACGTTGAGTAACAGCCCGTGCCATAGGTACAGGCCGTATGAGAGTCGCCCAAACCAACCCAGCGACGGTGACGCAAGGGGGCCGGCCTCCACCGTCCGGGCGGCGGTCACCAGAACCGCGGCCAGCACGGCCGCCACCATCGATCCCCACAGCACGCCGCGGTCACCGGGGAGGACCACGGTGATCGCAAGGCCGCCGAGTGCGAGCGCGACTGCGCGCCGACCGAGTTGCGGAAGCCGACCGTCACGTTCGAGCGAAGCCAGCAGGCACCCGAGCAGCAACGCGTAGGCGTTGGTGTCCGGCGCAAAGTACACCCGCGTGAAGCCGAAGGTGAGGATCGCGGCGCCCCGCCAGGCCACTGCCACGGCAAGCATCGCAGCCAGGATGCGAGTCGCGGAAGGGCGTCGCCGAACCACGAGCGTCAACAGCAGCGGCCACACGAGGTAGAACTGCTCCTCGACCGCCAGCGACCACGTCCCGCCCAACGGGCTATTCAGTCCATGCGCGACGGCGAAGTCCATCATGTAGCCACCAGACAGAATGACGTCGCGCAGCGTCGAGAGCGGTGACCCGCCGCCGAGCATCACCAGCACGGGCAGCGCCACCAGGACCGACACGAGCGCCGGGAGCAATCGCGCAGCACGGCGCAGATAGAACCGCCGGTACGAAACCTGGCCGTCCCGGTCGAGGTCACGCAGAAGGATGCCGCTGATCAGGTAGCCGGAGAGCACGAAGAAGACGGTCACGCCTACGGCGCCCGGGCGATTGATCCACGGGACGCTGCCGAGCAGCACGTGGTGAGCGAGCACAAGCAGGATCGCGATGCCTCGCAGTCCGTCCAGCGCGGGCCTACGCCCGAGCCGCCACGTATCCCCCGTGTGGTCCATGCCTCCGAGTGTGCGGCACCCCACCCCCGATTAACAGTCAAATCCGTGCCCTGACAGCCGGCACCCCACACTTTCGGCGGGATCCCGACGCAGGAGGTAGTGCATGTACGCCGGATCGGCTTACGCTGCCGCCCCCTACGCGGGCGAGACGTCGACCGGTCCCGCGCCCCTCATCGCCGACCCTGCCGCCGGGGAGGGCGCCGGCGACAGCACCGCCACCCCGACGATCGTCCCCGTCCTGGTCACCGACCCCGGGACCGGTACAGGCACCGGCGACGGGACCGCGACGCCCACCCTGATCGACGCGATCCTCACCGACCCCGCCACCGGTGCTGGTTCCTCCGACGCCACAGCGGCCGCGGACCTGTCCGGCGGCACCGCCACTGCACCCCCCGCAACCGGCACAGGTAGCAGCGACGGCACCGCCGGCACACCCACCATGAGCGGCGGACTCGTCACCTCCGACCCCGCCAGCGGCACCGCGTCCTCCGATGGCACTGGTGCCGCGACCCGCTCCTACCCACCGCCCACCCCACTCGTCAACTACGAGCTCGAGGACAGCCGCGTCCTCCTCTCCACCGACAGTGGCCTCGACGACGACGCATCCCTCTCCCGGGAACCGCTCCGCACGGTCGCGATCTCCGTACCGGCCGCCAACTTCAACACCACCACCGGCCTCCCCGCCACCGCCTACGTGAACGGGCGTGCCGTCTTCCACGACACGTGGGCCGACAGCGTGCACCTCGTCGTCGACGGGGTCGACGTGACCCGGTTCCGTGGCCAGCCCGCCGACATCGTGCAGTGGCCGTTGCTGTCGCAGGACCCCCTCGGCTACGGCGGCGCGATCTTCGGTTTCCCCGGGTTCAACGCCGGGGAACTCCGGTCCACCCCGTCGGCGATGCCGCGGGGGCTGCGGTGGGCTAGGAACCACGCCCGTGCCGCCCTGGTGCCCGTGGTCGGTGGGGTACGGCAGGACCCGATCTGGCGTGGCCGCCTGTCCCGGTTCCAGTTCACCAGCGACCGTAAGGTGCAGGCCGTCTTCGACGGCGACGCCGTCGGCGCACTGGCCACCGACCAGCGGCAGCAGCAGATCTTCCACCGGAAGAAGGACGCCGGGATCTGGCTCTACGACGCGTTCGTCTCCCACAACCTGCGCCTCACCCCCTACCTCGGTGCCACCACCGGCATCGTCCTCCCCGAACGCGGCTCCGGAGAGACCTACCTCGAGTACGTGCAGTCCCTGCTCGCCGACCAGGTGCACGTCGACGGCTCCTGCTACACCGTGATGCCCACCTCTGATGGGTCGTCGTACCACCATCAGCTGCGGGACACGACGACCGTCCACTACACCGTGTTCGCCGAGGCCGACGGTGTCGACCTGACCGGCCTCGTCCGTGACGGCAACGAGGAACCGAACACGTTCTACGGGTACGGGCAGGACCCGGACGGCCGGATCTGGATGAAGGCCGTCCTCCCCGGCCTCACCTCCCAAGGCACCCCGCCGGACTACCCGATCGCCGCCGGCACCCCCTTCGGGATCGGGACGACGAACGCAGCGTTCGACGACCCGGCCGCCGACATGCTCGCGGCGATGATCTGGAAGCTCGTCGGCATCAACCGGCTGTCCCGGAAGGACGCGCCGGGCGGGTACGACGACGACGTCGCCGAGGCCGTGAAGGACGTCCAGGAAGCCGCCGGACTCACCGTGACCGGGGTGATGAACCCGGCGACGTGGGACGCGATGTACTCCCACGGCGTGACCGGGTTCAACATCAACAACGCCCGGGTGACGCCGCTGGTGCAGAAGCCGTCGGTGTCGAAGTGGCTGTTCGACACGAACGGTGACCTGGTCGGCCGGAACCCGGCGTTCGACCCGCGCACCCAGATCGTCGCCCGGACCATCCAGCACGGCAACCTCCCCCAGGATGCGGCGACCCGCTGGTCCCGTGGGGAGATGGCTCGGCAGGACGGCCCGAACTGGGCCGGCACCATCAACCTGAACCGGGTGGACGTATTCGCCGGCGACTACAACCATGGCGACCCCGACCCGGTCATCGTGTCCCGGTTCGCGATCAAGGCGAACCGGAACATCAAGGTCGTCGGCCACGACGGGGACACCCTGTTCCACATCGCCGCGAACCAACCCCAGTCCTGGGACTCGACCACGTTGACGGTGGACACGCAGGCCCGGGACCGGAAGACCATCGGGGAGATCCGAGCCCGCAACGTCGAGTCCCGTCGCAACCGTGGCCGCATCTGGAAGCAGGAGCACGGCCAGTCGGGGATGGCGAAGGACGGCCGCATCCCGTTCTGGGGCCCCGCGGGTGTCGTCGACACCCCCATCCACCTCACCGGGGGCCGGTGGAACGAGTTCTTCGTGCTCGCCGGCGACGAGGGCACCATCGGGAAGCTGCGGCTGCACGTCGCCACCTCAGCGTTCTACGCGGCCGTGTTCGCACAACGCCCGGGTGTGGGCTGGTTGCAACGCCACATCGGGGACCCGTCGGCGGTCGACCACGACAAGAACCCGGTGTGGATGAAGGAGTCGGTGCAGGCCCGCCTGTTCGAGCAGCGGACCCTGCTGCACGCCCAGGGCACCGCCGCGGAGCCCCTCGGCTACGCCCCGCGAACCCATCAGAAGGCCGACGGGTCCGGGGTGACCGACGCCCCCGTCACAGGCCTCCACGTCGACGACAGTGGGTTCCCGTTCCACGCCTACGGGCAGCCGTTGCTGTGGGTGGCGATCTGGCCCCTCGCGGACTCGGTGGTCCGGCCGGGCCGGATCATGTGGGACCAGCTCGCGAGCATGTCGTGAGCAACGACCTGCGCGCCGACGCCCACCCCCTCACCTTCGGGGTGACCGGTGGACCGGTGAACAACACGGGCTTCACCCTCGAGTCCGGAGAGACGCCCTGCTCCTACGGGATCGGGTCGACGGCCTGGTGGACGTTCACCACCGGCCCCGACGACGCCGGCCGCAAAGTCGTGGTCGACACGTACTGGACCGGCGCCCCCACGTCGCTGGCCGTCTGGCACGGCTCCACCTCCCTGAACGCTCAAGCGTCCTTCAGTGGCCCGGCCGCCGCCACCATCACGGTCGCCGCGAACACCACCTACCACGTGCAGGTCGACTCCATCGGCGCCACTGCCGACCTCGCCGTCTCCGTCGCCTTCCACATCGAGCACACAGCCGAGATCCCGTTCGGCGGTGCCGAGGCGTTCTACCTGGGCGTCGACGAGTTCCACCACGTCTCGGTGGGCATGACCGAGCACTTCCAATCGAACACCAGCATCGACGACGGCGCCGGCACACCGTTCGATCAGCGATCCATCGCCTACGCCAACACCATCACCCCCAGCGGCGCCCTCGCTGACCCGTCGACCAGCAACTACTTCACCGCCGACAGCCAGCAGTTCGCCGCCGACGTATATGCCGGCGCCCACGGCGACTACTACGAGCAGCTCTGGCTGCATGCCGGGCTCTCGGACGGTGCCGACGTCGTCCCGGCCGACGCGCTCGAGATCGACTTCGCCGTCAAGCTCACCGCGAAGTCCGATACCGGGGCGCACGGCTACTGGTGGGAGATCGACTTCTTCTGCGCGGGCGCGAACGCCTACTCGTCCACCGACCCATCTTGGCCCGGCGGGCGGCCGTGGATCACCTTCACTGGCCTCGACCTGTCCGGTGGCAGTTCGTGGACCACGTCGACGACTTCGTGGACCGAGCTCTACAACATCAACCCCGACGTGCTCACCGCGGCGATCGCGAACCTGCGGGCCGGCCGGGTCACCGCGCTGATCCAGCCCGCCGTGGTGTACGGATCGATCGTCTCGGACTGGGTGGACTTCTACGCCTACCTGGCGCTGATGGTGCGGTGGTTCACCTACGACCGTCCCGGCCCGCCCAACCCGCTGGTCCCACCGCATCAGCGCGTGTTCCCCCGTGGCAACGACAGCCGCGGCGTCCGCTCCGGCGCCCGCGTGTTCCCCCGCCCCACCACCCGGATCGGCTCCAACAGGACCGGGCACGTCATCTACTGACACCCGGCCGCGCACCCTCACGGCATGAACGCACGCATCGACGGGATCGACCTGTCCCACTGGCAGGGCGGCGCCCTCGACTTCGGCACCGCCAAGCGCGCCGGCGTCCGGTTCGTGTTCCACAAGGCCACCGAGGGCACCGGCAGCAAGGACCCGAACTACGGCCACCGTCGTGACGAGGTCGCCGCCGCAGGGATCCCGTTCGGCGCCTACCACTTCGCCAGGCCCGCCGCGTCCGACGGCAAGACCCAGGCCCGCTACTTCCTGTCCGTCGCCAGGCCCCGGCCGGGCGACATGCGGCCCATGCTCGACCTCGAGGACGCGGGCGGCCTGCAGACGGGGCGGCTCACCGTCTGGGTGCGGGACTTCGTCGCCGAGGTCGCCAAGGAGACCGGCGTCAAGCCGATCATCTACACGTCGTTCACCCTCGAGGACCACTGGGACTGTGCCCTCTGGGTGGCCCGATACTCCGACGCCATGAACCCGCCCCGGGTCCCGATGCCGTGGCGGCAGTGGACGATCTGGCAGTTCTCCAACGGCGAGTTCGGCCACCCGTCCACCGTGCCGGGCATCGGGCGCTGCGACATCAACACGATCAACAGCCACGACCCCGGCCGCGTCGTCGAGGCCCTGCGCATCGGGCACACCGATGCGCCGCCGGAGCCGCAGCCGAAGCCGCTCGAGCGGCCGGCCACCCCGACCCGCGTGCTCCGCGCCCGGGACCAGCTGCACGTCGCGCTCAACGCCACGAACACGGCGCTCGCGCTCTGTACCGCCTCGAAGCGACCGCGGGCCCTGCTCGCGGCCGTCGTACTCCGCCGCGCCGTGAAGCTGCTGCAGCGCAGCCTCACCACCCTCCCGCCCGACTGACCCCTGGAGCACCCATGATCCCGTCCTCCGTCGCCCGCACCGCCAAGGCCGTCGCCGCCCTGCTCGTCTGCGCGGCCGCGTACCTCGTCGGCATCCTGTCCGGCAACCAGACCCTCGGTGACGTCACCACCGTCCAGTGGCTCGGCCTCGTCGTGTTCATGGGCGGCGCCTACGGCATCACGTACGCCGTCCCGAACCGCCGCTGACACACGGCCCCCGACTCTGGGGGTCCAGCACCCGCGACCGACAAGGCCACCCATGGTCCACTTCCTGACCTCCACCGCCGGCATCATCACCAGCGTGGGAGCCGCCTGCCTGCTGCTGGCGGGACTCGGGAAGTGGCTGTACGGCACCAAGAAGCAGCCCGGCGTCTTCCGCAAGCTGGGCGCCGACGGCCGCGCCATCCGCGACACCCTCGTCGGCCGCGACGCCATCCACGACAGCATCACCGGCGAGGAACTCTCCCCAGCGATCCTCGGTGTCGGCGCACGCATGGCCCACCAGGAGTCCGAGACCAGCGAGATCAAGGACGCCGTCACTTCCCTCGCCTCGTCCGTCGCCACCCTCGTTGACCTGCGCACCGAGATCACCGACCTGACCGGCCGGGTGGCGCACATCGAGACGGCGATCGGGATGGAGCGTCACCTGAAGGGCCTCGAGTCGGTGCAGCTGCTGCGGACCATCGAGTCCGTCGCGACCGGCGAACCACCCACTGTCGGCGACTGATGCCCGGCCGGCAGCTCCCCTGCGGAGCGTGTCGGCATGACCACGGCTGCCTGCCCTGCGACTGGTGTCCCTGTCCCGCCGCACCCGTCCCTGGTGGGGCAGCCCATGGGGCAGCCACCGGTCCCACGAGGTCCCCAGGCACCCCCAGCCGACACCCCCGAAACACGGGCTGACCTGCACGAACAGCCCTCGCGTCACCTCGGGCCCTACTATGCCCTGAGCGCCCGATCAGACTTCTAATCTGTTGGTCGCAGGTTCGAATCCTGCCGGGGGCGCCCTGTTTCAGTCGCCCACTGGGGCAGATCTGGGGCAGCGGGCAGCAGACTGCTGACGCTGGCGCTGCTCTTCTTCCGCTCCAGGTGGGCGTACCGCTCCGTGGTCACGATCGATGCGTGGCCGAGCAGGTCCCGCACCTCCTCGAGCGTCTTCCCGCCCTGCAGCAGCCACGACGCGTACGTGTGCCGCAGGTCGTGCACTCGCGGTCGGGGGTGCACCCCGGACCGGCAGTCCGGGCATCCCGGGACGGGTACGGCCTGCTCGAGCTCACGATGCTTGCGGCAGACCATCGGGGACACGGCAGGCAGCCACACCCGGTTCGTCCAGTTGGTGTCCCGCAGCACCGCGCCCCCGGCGGTGGTGAACAGCAGCGGCCCCCGGCAGCGACCGACCGCGTGCGGCACCGGGCACGGCCCGGGCGGCCGGTCCACCTCGAGCAGCACCTTCATCAACCACGCCGGGACCGGGACGGTGCGCGCGCTCCGCGACTTCGGGTACGCCTTGATCCGGTGGGACTTCTCGTCGTACGTCTCGATGATCCGGACGGCCTGCAGGTCGGGGATCAGCCGGTCCACGTGCATGCCGGCCATCTCCCCCCACCGGACCCCGGTGTTGGCGAGGAACTGGGCGACCAGCCAGTCGAGCAGGCTTGGCAGGTCGTCGACGATGCTCTCGAACTCGGGGACGGTCAGGTACCGCTCGACGGCCTGGGCGCCCTTCGGCAGCTTGATCCGGGCGGCCGGGTTCGCGTCGAGGATCTCGGCGTCGACGGCCGCGGCGAGGCTGGCCGACAGCAGGTGCACCTGCCGCTGCACGGTCGACGGCGACAGGCCGGTGCGGAGCAGTCCGGCGGCCCACGCCTTCACGTCGTGGCGACGGATCGACCCGATCGGTACGGCACCCCACCGGGGCCGCAGGTGGTGGTCCCGGTTCGAGGACTGGGTGACCAGGGTGGACGCTTCGACGGTGCGGGTGGGCCACCACTCGTCGACCCACTCACCCCAGGTGCGGCGGCCGGCGTCCGGGTCGGCCCAGATCGACTTCCGGGCGTCGGTCTCCTTCGACCCGGCTTCGCGGACCGCCTCGGCCTTGTGGGTGAACAGGCGGGTCTTCCCGGCGGTGTCCTTGACGGTGTGCTTGCGGCCGTGGTGGTCGCGGTAGAGGCCGCGGTACTTGCCGGACGGCAGCTTCTCGGACCACGCCATCAGCAGTCCATGAAGGCGGCGTAGTCGCGTTGACCGCTGGTCCGCTGGTCGGCGGGCACGTAGCAGCCGTCGACGTCGAGGGCCCGGGGCTTGCCGCCGTTGCAGCCGGCCGCGGTCATCGAGTCGCCGATGTAGCCCATCAGGTCGGCGTTGGACCCGTTCTTCCCGACCCGGTCGGCGGTGTCGAACGCGAGCTGCAGGGTGTCGCAGTCCCGGCCGGCGCGGGCCTGGTCGATGTGCGTGTGGATGCTGTGTGAGTAGCGGGACCAGTCGACCTTGGTGAGGCCGTTGTCGTCGCGGCTGCTCGAGCAGCCCGCCAGCAGGAGTACGGCGGCGGCGACCGCGATCAGGGGGCGCATCAGATCTGGGACAGCTTGGAGGCGGAGTCGAGCAGGGCAACCTTGCGGACGATGGCAGCGACCATCGCCTGCCGGCCGAGCCGGAGCGACACGATGACGGTCCAGCAGGCGGCCGCTGCGGCGAGCAGGATCGCCCAGCCGAGGCCGACGATGCTGGGCCTGGTGATCGTCAGCCAGATCATGCCGCCGACGGCTGCACCCCACAGGAGTACGGCGCCGATGGCGATGGCCGGGAACTGGACTCGCTTGCACTCGTTCACTGGTGAATCTCCCTCGTGGTCGTGAACGTGCCCTCCCCCGTGGATGGGCAACGGCAAGGAGTCTTTACCGTTCCGGGTGGGTTTGTCGGTGCTTCGGGTGACGATGGTCCGAAGGGACCAGTTCGAACACCTGTTCGAACTATGAGCCCGTCGCACGGCCCTGCCCACCCTCTCCGTTGATGGCCCGCTCGAGGCGTTGAACCTCGCCGCGGTGGACGTCCACAGCGGGTTGCAGGAGCGGGTCGTCGCCGGCCGCTTCGATCGCGTCGGCGAGCCGTCGGCGGGCGACGTCGAGTTCCCGTTCGAGCTGGCGCCGCGACTGGGGCCGGAGCCGGGTTGCTCCTTCGACGTCCTCGACCTCGCGGCGTACGACGTCCGGCGATGCCGCGGCGGCGTGGTGGCGGGTGAGTTGCCGGATCAGGGAGTCGACCAGCTTCCGCTGTTCGGCGTCGAGCAGGGACGCCGCCGCCGGGGGTTCGTAGGCGGCGTCGATAGCCAGTGCCCGGCCGGCCCATGCGGCGACCTGGGCGACGTCGACGTTGAGCACCTGGGCGGTGCGTTCGATGGTGGGCAGGTCAGTCTCCCGTTCCCCCCAGATCATCGAGGTGATGGTGGAGGTGTGGACACCTACGTGTTGGGCGAGCTGGCTCATGGATGGCCGGGGGTCTGTGTACCTCGGGTCGACCATGCCAGCGGTCACCATCGCTGATGCCCACGGCTCGGGAACTTCACGTTTCATGTCACTGACTCTCTAGCGGCATTACACAACGCACAAGGCAGCAGCGTAGACGGGTCGTACACAACTTCCACGGTTGTAATGGGGGACTGAGCGGGAAAAAGGTTCGGGAAGTAGTAGACAGACCCATGTACGTGTGTCTAATGTCTACTCCAACGCACAACGACCCACCTGACACCCCAGAAGGAGCAGCACATGATCCGAACCGAAGGGAGGTTGGACTGCCGGCTGGCGGTGTCGCACGACATCCTGGCGGCCGAGATGGAGTTCAAGGACTTCTCCGTGACCACGCTCTACCGGGCGGTCCGTGACCGGCTCCCGAAGACCACTCCCCTCTCCCGGGCCACCATCGGGCACCTGCGTTCCGGTCACCGCCGGAACGTGCGGGCCGACGTGGCCCGCGAGATCGAGAAGGTTCTGCAGGTCCGCCGCGGAAGCTTGTTCGAGACGCGTGTTTCTAACGTCTCGCGCGAGGTTGGACGCACGTCGTGACGACCACGGTCGTGAACCCGCACCAGGTGCTGCAGGTGCTCGACACCACCCAGGCCGCGGTCGCGGCGGGGCGGCACCGGGACACCATCAAGCGGGCCCTGGAGTCGGGTGACCTGCACGGGTCGCAGCGGTGCAAGGGCGGCCGGTGGTGGATCCGGGCCGAGTGCTTCAACGCGTGGTTGTCGGGTGGCCGGTGCGTGCACCAGATCGCTGAGGCCGCGTCGTGACCGCGGTCGACACGATCCGTAGGGCAGCGGCCATGATCCGCGAGCGGGCGAACCTGCCCTACGCGGGCGGCAACGTCCGGTGGGAGGCCCGCGGCCTGTACGTCGCGAAGACGTCGTCCAGCCGCAGGGTCACCTACCCGGCGCACGCCGAGGGCGGCATCGAGCTCTGGGACCAGGCCGACTCGCTGTTGTGCAGCGAGCTCGTCGCCGAGTACATCGCCTCCTGGTGCCCGGCCGTGGCGCTGGCCGTAGCCGCATGGCTGGATGTGGCTGGCGCCGACCTCTGGGCGCACGGCATCCCCGACGGATGCGAGTCCTGCGGTGGCTGCGAGACCTGCGACGACGACCCGTGGGCCGGGCACATCCGCAGCGCCCTGACCGTCGCCCGGGCGTACCTCGGGGAGCAGTCGTGAGCGGCGTCGTCCTCATGACCCGCCGCGGCACCCGCATCGAGCACCTCGGCACCTGGGCCTACGACCGCGACCAGCACGGTGCCCCCTGGGCCTCCGGCCGCTGGATCGCGTTGTGCGGCGCCGACGACGGCCAGCCCATCGCCTGGCACGTCACCGAGTACCCCGAGGGCCCGGCCGACGGGACGACGCGGCGGCCGCTGTGCAGCAAGTGCCGGCGTCGTCTCGCCGAGCTCAACGACCTCGCCGCAAGGAGGACGCCGTGAAGTTCTTCGACGTCACCCACACGAACGGCACCGACTGGTTCGAGGCTCCCCTGCCGCGGCGGTTCCACCGCTGCCGGCCCTGGACCTTCGGCTTCGGCGGCGGCCTCACCTACGTCGAGCGGTGCGCCTGCGGCGCCATCCGCCTCGACCACCGCGTGTGGCTGGAGCGCAACAGCCGACGCCGCACCCCCTAGACCCCGGTCGGGTCAGGCCGGTACCGCGCCCCGCTCCCCCAGCCCACCGCGAGCCCCTGACCCGACCGGCACCAACAACCAGACCACCCGCACCACCAGATCGGAGCCCACACCGTGAAGTACAAGACCCTCACCGCAGCGAAGGCCGCGGTCCTCATCCTCGAACAGGCCACCGCCGCCGAGCTGACCGAGCCGTTCCAGGTCCGCGTCGACGAGTACGGCCACGTCGAGGCGCAGTTCCACAACCCGCAGCACGTCGTCGACTGGGCCCGCTGGATCCAGGCCGACAGCCCCGCCCCCGCCGTGTCCACGACCACCGACCACAACGGCGCCGAGTGGGTGCACTACGACTGGGACGGGACGCTGTTCGAGCAGCCCATCCGGCTCGTGTGCGCCAACAAGCTCCCCTCCGTCGACGAGGTGTCGGCGTGAGCATCTTCCAGCCCGCCACCCGCGCCGCCACCAAGGCACGCATCGCGCTCTCCGGCCCCTCCGGCGCCGGCAAGACCTACACCGCCCTCGCCCTGGCCCACGGCCTCGGCAAGCGGATCGCGGTCATCGACACCGAACGGGGCTCCGCGTCGAAGTACGTCGGCGAGCACGGCTGGCAGTTCGACACCGTCGCTCCCGGTTCGTTCTCCCCCGACTCCCTGGCGCAGCTGCTCGCGGCCGCCGCCGGCGAGGGGTACGAGGTCGTCGTCATCGACTCCCTGTCCCACTACTGGATGGGGGTCGACGGGATGCTCGAGCAGGCCGACAAGCTGAAGCACGGATCGAACTCCTTCTCCGGCTGGAAGGAGGCCCGGCCCGCGGAACGTCGCATGATCGACGGCCTCATCGCCTACCCCGGTCACGTCATCGTCACGATGCGCACCAAGACCGAGTACGTGATCGAGGAGGACCAGCGGGGCAAGAAGGTGCCCCGCAAGGTCGGCTTGAAGCCGGAGCAGCGCGAGGGCATCGAGTACGAGTTCGACCTGGTCGGCGACATGGACCTCGACAACACGATGTCTGTGTCGAAGTCCCGCATCACCGCCCTCACCCGGGCCGTGATCCCGAACCCGGGGCCGGACCTGGCGCAGCAGATCGCCGACTGGCTGTCCCAGGGCGTCGAGATCGAGGACGCCAACGCGGTCCGCGACGAGGTGCTCTCCGACGGTGTGACCGTCGATCGGCTGGCCGAGCTCGGCGGCCGGGTGAACCACATCGGTATCGCACAGGCGTCCGTCACGGACGCGGCCGGCACCGCCATGCCGCTGGTGCAGCTGATCCGCAACCGGTGGCACGAGATCAACGACAAGAGCAACACCACGGGATCCGAGGGGGACCAGTGAACGTGAAGGACAAGAACCTGCGGCTGGCGCTGCTCAAGGCGATGGCCGACGCCATCGCCGAGGAGATGGCCGCCGAGCGGGCGGAGCACACGGCGATGCTCCGCGCCCAGTACGACGAGTCGGGCGTGAAGAGCTTCGACGTGAAGCTGCCGGGTGGCGGGAAGGTCGGCACGATCAGCCTGTCGATCCCGAAGCCGTCCACGGCCGTCGTCAACACGGACGCGTTCGTCGAGTGGTGCCGGGAGAACCTGCCGACCGCCGTCACGGCGACGGTGATCCCGGCGATGCCGGAGCGCACGGAGACCATCGTCATCCCTGCCACTCCCGAGCGGACGGTCTACACCGTGGACGACAAGATGACCGACGCCCTGTTGAAGGGTGCCCGGCCGGTGGACCCGGCTGGGGGGATGGTGGTCGACGAGGACGGCACCGTGATCGACGGTGTCGAGTACCGGCCGGCTGGTGACCCGAAGTCGTTCAGCGTCCGGTACGAGGCGGGGGGCCGGGACGCGTTGGCGGTGGCGTACCGCGGTGGCGAGCTCGACCACCTGGTCGGCGGCAGCATCCTCCCGGCGCTCGAGGTGTCGCACGCGATCCCGATGCCCTCGACGGCCGACGAGATGGTCGCGAACGCGCTGGAGCACCTCGCGGCCGAGCCGGAGGTCGAGCACGACGAGGACTGCGACAGCCTCAAGTCCGGCGGTGACGGCATCAACACCCCCGAGATGATCCCCGGCGACCTGGACTGCAACTGCCCCGCCGGAGCCGCCACGGTCCTCACCTGGGACTTCGAGCCCGCCACGTGGGACGGGGACCAGTCGTGACCGGCCCGCAGCACTACCGCGAGGCCGAGCACATCCTGGACCACGCCGAGGAGAACGCGCTCGAGCACAGCAGCGAGTGGTACGCCAACGCAGTCGCTGCGGCTCAGGTGCACGCGACCCTCGCGCTCGCCGCCGCAACAGCCGAGCAGCACGCCACCGAGTGGACCGGCACCCCCGCCGGCCGCGAGTGGGCGGCGGCGATCTCATGAGCACCGAGACTGTCGTGTCCCGTCTCCACGACGCGGTCACCAACATCCACGGCCCCGCCGCCGTACAGCGCGGCCTCATCCTGTCGGCTGCCGACGCTGTCGCCCTCGACAAGCTCATCGCGTCCCTCTGCGAGGAGGAGGCGTCCTGCACCTACTGCACGACCCGGCTGTGCCACGTCTGCGGCATCGGGGAGCGTGGTGACGCTGACGACTGCCCGGAGACGCACTGCATGGCTTGTGCGGACCGGTGCCAGGAGTGCCGGGACCTGATCGGTGACGACGCCGCTCTCGCGTCGGTGCTCGACGGCAGGTGGTCCTGATGTGGGGCCGCATGGTCGAGGGCCTCGAGCACGTGTGGGGCCCGTACGTTGCCGTCGCCGTCATGGCCTACGTCGCGTTCCTGCTGGTGCGTGCCGCCGACCGGCGGGCACACCGCAAGGCGCAGCAGCAGCTGCGTCACGCCCTGGACCTCCACGAGTCGCTGCGCCGCCGGAGCCACCAGTGACCGGGCTGCCCGCCGGGTGGCGGGAGTGCCCCGCCTGCCTGGGTGGTGGCGAGGTGGCGGCCCCGAACCAGACGGCGACCCACGCGAACGACCCGGCGTTGCGGCTGATGCCGTGCCCCCGCTGCAAGGGCGAAGGGAGCATCCGATGAACGCGCCCGACCTGACCCACATCGTGCTCGACGAGGCCAACGGCAAGGCGGACTGCACCGTCTGCGGGACCGGAGTCACGGCGCCCGTCTCGTTCGGCGGCATCCCTCGCTCGGACCTGCTGGCCGCGTTCATCGTGCAGCACTCCGTCCACACGAAAGCCGGTAACCCGAACGGGCTGACCGCCGGCGGCCGTGCGACCAAGGCCGCCCGCGCTGCCATCGGTGGCGCGTCGTGAGCGCCGTACTCCGCTGGCCCGTCCTCGCCGCCGTCACCATCCTCGACGCCCTGGCCGCCGCCGTCCGCGCCATCGACGACGCCATCGCCGAACTCCCCGACACCGAAGGGACCCCGACATGGTGACCACCACCGACCCCATCGACTGGGACAGCCCGCGTTGGGGCGGCGTGGTGCACGAGTCCACCGACGGATCCAGCGTCGACGACCGCCACGCAGACAAGGGCCACGGCTGATGCAGTTCACCGCCGGCACCGCCCAGATCCCCGCCCAGCGCCTCGAACCGTGGAAGCCGCCACCCCGCTGGTGGACCTGCACCGGCCCCGACTGCGAAGACGTCACCTGGCACGGCGACCCAATCTGCTGGTGCTGCGGTGCTGGCACCCACGTCACGTTCGGGGCACGCCCCCTCGTGCACAACCTCTGGCTTCCTCTCCGACGCCCCGACTGGAGCAACCACGCATGACCCTCACCATCACCGACCTGTTCTGCGGAGGAGGTGGGAGCTCGACCGGCGCCATCCAGGTGCCCGGCGTCGAGATCCGCATCGCCGCGAACCACTGGGACCTCGCCGTCCAGGTCCACAACCAGAACCACCCGACCGCCGACCACGCCGCCGTCGACCTCCACGAGGAAGACCCCCGCTACTTCCCGAAGACCGACATCCTGTGGGCGTCCCCGGAGTGCACGAAGTGGTCGCAGGCGTCCGGCGGGAAGTACCGGTCCGTGTCGTTCGAGGACGACCTGCTGTCCCTGCTCGACTCCGACCTGGTCGACGAGGACCCCGAGACGGCGATCGTGCAACGGTCCCGGCTGCTGATGTTCGACGTCCTCCGGTTCGCCGAGCACCACAAGTACGCCGCCATGGTCATCGAGAACGTCGTCGACATCGCGACGAACCCGAAGTTCGCGGAGGCGTGGGCGCTGTGGAAGAAGTCGCTGGGCCGGCTCGGCTACGACTTCCGTGTCGTCTCCCTGAACAGCATGCACGCGCAGGCGCACGGCGACCCGGCACCCCAGTCCCGGGACCGGCTCTACATCGTCTGCTGGCTCAAGGGCAACCGGGCCCCTGACGTCGACAAGGTGATGCGACCGCTCGCCTGGTGCCCGACCTGTCAGGCGGTCGTGGAGTCGCAGCAGGTGTGGAAGAACGGCCGCACCGTCGGCAAGTACCGGAGCCAGTACGTCTACCTTCACGGCGGCTGCGGGACGACGGTCGAGCCGGGCTACCTCCCGGCGGCCGCGGCGATCGACTGGACGATGCGGGGCAGCCGCATCGGGGACCGGGCGAAGCCGCTCGCGGACAAGACCCGGCGTCGGATCGCGGCCGGGATCGCGAAGTATTGGTCCCCGTTCCACATGGAGTCGGGTGGCAACCAGTACGACGCGGCTGACCCGAAGCACGTGGCGTTCGGCGACCCGAACGGCTACTACCGGGCCTGGTCGATGCTCGACACGTTGAAGACCCTGCACACGCAGGAGACGAAGGCGCTGGTGGTGCCGCTCGAGGGCCGCGCCGGCGACCGGATCAGCACGGCGGACGTCCCGCTGCGGACGCAGACGAGTCGTCACCTCGACGCGGTGGCCATGCCGCCGTTCCTGACGCAGTTCCGGGAGCGCGTCCGCGACCTCGACCCCACCGAGAAGCCGTTCCCGACGATCGTGGCGGATGGGGCCAGCCATGGACTGGTGTCGCCGCCGTTCATCGCCGAGCTGCGCGGCGGCGGATCCACCGCCCGGCCGGTCTCGGAGCCCGCCTCGACGTTCACCGCGTCCGGCAACCACCACGGCCTCGTCGTACCGGCCGGCGGCACCTGGAACGACGACGCGCGGCCGACCGACGAGGTGCACCGCACGATGACGACCAGGGAGACGTCTGCGCTCGTCATGCCGTACTACGGCGCCACCGCGTCCGCGCAGCCCGACAGCAAGCCGCTGGGCACCGTCACCACGGTCGACCGGCACGCGCTCATCCAGCGGCACAACTCCAGCAAGGGCGACGGCGCCGAGATGGTCACCCCCGCCCACGAGGTCCTCCGGACGCTCACCACCACCGCGCAGCAGTCGATCCTCACCCCCGGCGACATCAAGGCCGCCGAGGCCCAGGTCGACGACTGCCTCTTCCGGATGCTCGAGCCCCACGAGGTCGCAGCCGGGATGGCGTTCCCCGCCGACTACATCTGGGGCGGCACCCGCCGTGAGCGGGTCAAGCTCTGCGGCAACGCGGTCACCCCGCCGGCCGCCCGGGACCTGATCGCCGCCGTGGTCGAGTCGCTCGGCGGTGCGGCGTGACCCACCTGCTGCAACTGCCGTACACCTCCCCGCCGCTGTCGCTGAACAGCCGGGACCACTGGCGTACGACAGCCCGGAAGAAGTCCCGGCTGCGCGGCGAGGTACTCGTCCTCGCGCGCGCCGCGAAGATCCCCGCGCTGGACCGGTGCGCCGTCCGCCTGATCTGGCAGCCCCGCGACCGTCGCCGCCGCGACGGCGACAACCCGTTCCCGACCATCAAGTCCGCCGTCGACGGCCTCGTCGATGCCGGCGTCCTGGTCGACGACGACTCCACCCGGGTCCGTCACGACGGGGTTCACTTCCTGCCCCCGGACCCCGGGCAGAAGACGGGGCGGCTGTGGCTGGAAGTCGTCCCCCTTTCCGGGTGACATATGCCGATCTTTACCCACGACCCCAGTCTCTAATCTCTCATCCGACAGTTAGACTCACCTCACACGCTACGGAGGGGACACACAGCGTGAACACCTTGGCAACAACCCAGATCAACCCCGGCAACGCCCCCCAGCACCCGTCCCGGCTCGCCTATAACCGAGGCTGCCGCTGCGAGGGATGCAGGGCCGCCGCCGCACGCTACGAGCGCGGCCGCCAGTGGGACCTCATCAAGGGCACCCCCCGCACGGTCGACAAGACCGGCACCCAACGCCGCCTCCAGGCCCTCGTCGCCCTCGGCTGGAACTGGCACCTCCTGTCCGGACACCTCGGCTGCTCGGCCGAGTACGTCCGGACCGTCGCGACGGACAAGAAGTTCGTGTACGCCTCCACCGCCTCCAAGATCGCCGCCCTGTACGACGAGCTGTCGATGCGGTTCCCGCCCGAGGACACGCCCGGCCAGAAGAACGCTGCGACTCGTGCCCGGATGAGGGCGAAGCGGAAGGGCTGGGCGCCGCCGCTCGCCTGGGACAACATCGACGACCCGAAGGAGCGCCCGAAGTTCGGCAACGCCCCCGGGTCGCGCCCGAAGACCGACGTCGACCCGGCCGTGGTGGACCGGGTCATCGGCGGCGAGCGGCTCCGCATGACGACCGCCGAGCGGGTGATCGTCGTCCAGAGGCTCCGGGCCCGTGGCCTGTCCCTGCTCGAGATCGAGGCGCACACCGGGATCAGCAAGGTCGAGCGGTACGTCCGGGACGGCGAGGCCGCCTGACATGCCGTGGTTCAAGGTGGACGACAAGCTGCACGACCACGTGAAGGCCCGCCGGGCCGGCATCGAGGCCATGGGGCTGTGGGTGCTCTCGGGGTCGTACGCCGCGGACAACCTCACCGACGGGTTCGTGCCTGAGCACACCCTGACCCGGTGGGCTACGTCGATGGCGAAGGGCCGCAAGCTCGCGGCGGCCCTCGTCGAGGCAGGCCTGTGGCACCCGGCCGCCCAGGACGGGGAGGACGGGTGGCGGTTCCACGAGTGGGAGCAGCGGCAGCCGACGCGGGCGAAGACGATGGCGGTCAGGGAGGCGCGTGCGGAGGCTGGCCGTAGTGGCGGTGTCGCTTCTGGTGCTTCCCGTCGAGGTGAAGCAAACCCGAACCAAAATGCTTCGGGTTTGGTTGAACCCCCGTCCCGTCCCGACCCGTCCCGACCCGATATGGGTACGTCCAGTCGTCCCCTCACGTCTGTTCCGGCCGGCCTGAACGACGACGACCTGACGAAGATCGCAGCAGCGACCGGCGGGGACATCGACCACGCCGTCCGCGTCGCCGCCGACATCCTCGGCCGCGCCACCGGCACCCCCTCGCGACCCCTGGCCTACGTCCTCCGTGCCGTCGGCGACGACGTCGACCGGTACCGGCCCACCCGCCGCCCGCCCCGCAAGGGCGAGGAGTGCCCGACCCACGTGGGCCAGTGGGCCCACAACTGCAGCGGTTGTGCTGCGGACCGTCTCGCTGGAGGTGTCTTGTGACCCGGAACCCGGATGTGGCGTTCGCTGAGGCGATCGCGGAGCTGGCGAGGCGGCTGCAGGGCTGGGGTGTGGCGGAGCCGCAGCGTGAGGCGCAGGACTTCGTGCAGGGGATGGTGCATCAGGGGTGGCGGCCGAACGGGATGCGGCTCGAGCAGCCCCCGGCCGTGGACCCCAGGTACGACCGGAAGCCGGATGAGGTGCCGGAGTACCTCGCCGCGAAGGCCGCTCTCCGCGGCGTGCGGCCGGCCGAGGAGGACCCGGTGGGGTCCCGGTGAAGCGCACCACGCTCTCGCGTCGTACGCCGATGCGCCGGCAGGCACTCAAGTCCACCGGCCGCACCCGCCCGAAGCCGCGCCGCCAGCCCGCCCCCGACCGGGAGTTCTGGCAGCAGCAGCGGGAGGCCCTGTACGCCCGCGCCCGCGGCCGGTGCGAGCACTGCGGGACCAGCCTCGACGACTCGGGGATGGAAGCACACCACCGGAAGCTGCGGTCGGCGGGCGGCGGCCACGGCCTCGAGAACCTCGCCGCGCTCTGCCCCACGTCGCACAAGTACATGCACGAGCACCCGGCACACGCCCGGATGCTCGGGTTCATCGTCTCGGCCTACGGCGACCCATCCCAGCGGGTCGTCACTCTCCACGACCGCAGCACCGTCCGGCTCACCGCCGACGGCAGCTACGACGTCATCTTCGACAGCAACGGAAGGCCAGCAGCATGAAGCGTTACCGCAGCCTCCGTCCGGGGGAGCAGATCCCGGAGGGGGAGCCCTACCGCTACCCGAACGACCGTGGGTACATCCGACTCAGGTGGAAGATCGGTCCGAAGCAGTATGTCGAGTGCTACGAGCACCGCGTCATCGACGGTCGAGTCACCACGGCCGAGCACGTTCACCACATGAACCACGTTCGCGACGACAACCGGCCGGAGAACCTCGAGCACCTGACCCAGGCCGAGCACTCCGAGCGGCACGCGTCCGAAGTCGAGGGCGAGGCGGTCCGCCTGTACCTCGCCGGCCACTCGACGCTCACCGTCGGGGAGCGCGTCGGCATCACCGCTGGCGCCGTGTCCCGACTCCTTGCCCGCTGTGGAGTGACGGCGCGGCCGAACAGCGCCTACTACCCGGACGTGGACCTCGACCGTCTCCGCTCGCTGCACGCGTCCGGGGTGAAGATGGGCCCGATGGCCCGCGAGCTGGGTGTGGGCCACACCCGGGTCCGTGACGCGCTGATCGACCTCGGCCTGCCGTTGCCCGGTCCGGGCCGGCCCCGGAAGGCGGTGGCCTGAGATGGCCGAGGTCAAGACGAGGCGGCCGTGGCGGTCGGGGTTCTGTGGGATCGGGAACCCGCGGCAGGGCCACACGCACTGTCGGATGTGGAACGACCAGGGGTCGGCGTGCTGCTGTGAGTGCCACACGTCGCCGTGGCCGGTGGAGCCGTTGGTGTGGGACGGAGACAGCGCATGAGCGCCGACGCCCTGTCCTTCATGCCGCTGGCCTACAACGACCGTCCCGTCCTGCAACCGCCGACCGCGCGGGCAACCGACCAACTCGTCCTGGAGACCCGGGTCGCACTGGAGGAGACCGGCGCGGACCCGGTCCGCATGGCCGACTGGATCGCGGAGCGCATCGAGGAGTTCGGAGCCATCCAGGCCGCGCCGACCTTCGACATGGAGGGCAACGGCCCGATGTGCTCCTGGTGCGGGTCGTTGTGGCCGCTCTGTGGACACGGCCGCCGCTCCGAGGTGCTCGGGGATGAGGACCTGTGACCGGGCTCGCACACAGGCCGCCCGACTGGACGTCCCAGGCGGCGTGCGACGGCCTCGTCACCCGCCAACGCGACATCTGGACGCCCGGGGACCACCTGTCCCCGGAGGAGAAGGCGCAGGAGTGGCACTACGCCCGCCAGATCTGCGCCCGCTGCCCCGTGAGGTTGGACTGCGCCGTCGACGCCCTCCGCGATCTCCCCCGGGCGGAGGCGCACTCCATGCGCGGCGGCCTCACCCCCGACGAGTTGACGGACCTCGCCCGTGGGATGGGGATGCGGTGGCGCCGCGAAGCCCAACACGGGGACCGGTCCAAGTACGTCGCCGGCTGCCGCTGTGACCTGTGCCGGGACGCGCACCGGATCTACGAGCACGAACGGCGCCTGCACGCACGACCTGGTCGTCGTACGACCGTGGCGGCGGTGTACGCCCACCTCACTCGTCCGGTCGGCCGCGGTAAGCGTCGTGCCGGTGTTGGGCAGCTGTTGCTGTTCACGGACGGACTCCCTTCGAACGCCCACAACACCCTGGAGGCAGCATGAGCACCGAGATCACCTACGGCCCCGGCGCGGTCGGTGCCGCCGAGCACGACGTGAACCGCGTCCGCACCGGCAAGGTGCACGCCACGGCATCCGGGAGCACCCCAGTCGCCCGCCGGAACCGCTCCCGCTACAGGACTAGGTGCGGCCGGGTCATCGCCCGGGGTCTGCCCGTCCGAGTGGTCGACGTCCACTCCATCGACGTGTGTCGGCACTGCTTCCCCCGGACGTTCGGGCCCTGAGCCTGACACCACCTCACCCAACATGGTCTCAGCCCGTCCTCTGGTTCCGTCCCCCCGGCCAGAGGACGGGCTGAGCCGTCTCTGCGACCACTGACACCACCGGTCGCACCCTCAGCCCATGACCCACGCCTTCCTGTCCGGTCTCTACTGGACCGCGTACGCCGTGGCCACCCTCACCGGGGTCGCCGTTGTACTCGGCGCTGCGTGGCTCCTCGCCTACGGCCTCGCGCTCCTCGTCGGCCTCCCCGCGATCGCCGTACACCGCCGCTGGACCACCTACCGGGCCCGACGAGCACACCGCCGCTCCGGGAGAGCCTGAACCCATGCCCAAGCCTCTCGACCCCGAGAAGCGGGAGGCCATCGAACAAGCCATCCGGGACGGGAAGAAGCGGAACGAGATCGCCCGCGAGTTCGACGTGTCCGGCGCGACCGTCACCAACATCGGGAAGAAGCTCGAAGCCACCGAAGGGCTTCGAGCC